ATTGTAAACCAGAATGCCAGGAAAAAACAAAACCCGCCGAAGCGGGTTAAGTGCGGGTGCGTTGAGGATGCCTGATTCATCAGAGGTGGCGAGGGATTTCTCCCCCGCCAGGTCTCTTACTCCTCAGGTTCGTAAGCTGTGAAGACAGCGACCTCCGTCTGGCCGGTTCGGACTCGTACCTCGCAGAGGTCTTTCCTCGTTACCAGTGCCGTCACTATGACGGTTAAACAGATGACGATCAGGGCGATTAACATCGCCTTTTGCTGCTTCATAGCCTGCTTCTCCTTGCCTTTCGGCACGTAAGAGGCTAACCTAGATTTGCCGTTCATAGATTGAGCCTCAGATTAATGTTAGGCGTCTTGCAGGACGCGTAATGTTAACTGGGGCTTTTCTCTATCTGCCGTTGGTGTTCATGCCCGAGGCAGATAGCCTCAAGCACCCGCAGCTATTCTACTTAACTTCCCATTACCTCGCCAATATGAAATCGGTCAGAAAGACAGACGTCCCATAAGGACAACAACGGAAAAAGAGATTTTGCTTGATGCTATTTACCTCTGCACCATGAAGTTGCGCCAAAATCCCAGTGGTGATAACAGGAATTTGGTTGTTGGTGATTGGGGAAAGAAGTACGTTAGACTGTGGGTTAGTTCATTGACATGATAGTTACCTGCCTTCAATTTCCTAAGCAAGCGATGTAAACGATAATCAATATCAAATGTATTGACAGGTAAAATAATAACGATGTACCTTTGCTGATAACATATATCAGTCTTAAATCATAATGGAGGTAGATAAAATAACTAAACACACACAACAAATTTTTTATCAGTGACATAGCATATCTTAAGCATCCTTTAATGCTCATGGGGAGAACGCATGACTAAACATATGGACATTCATTGTCAAACACGCATATTTAACTCAATTAACCATGACACCAAATATAAAATATGTATTTTTACTCCAAAAAACATTAAAAAAAATAATGCAACTCTTTATATACTTGATGGGAATAGTGCCAACAATTACATTTCTGATATTCTGCCTGTTATTGATGCACTACCCAATCCACCAGTGTTAGTTACACTTGGTTATGAATCTTGGAATAACCTTAGCATTCATCGCCGTGCTTACGATTATACTCCTGATGGTGAAAATGCTATTGTTGATAACTCTAAACCAGCATGGATCTACTTTACTGGTGGAGGAAGCCAGTCTTTCCGAGAATTATTACTAACTCAGATCATGCCATGGGTTAGTACTATTGCTCCGAACAGTTCCAGAATCGGTATATGGGGACACTCGCTAGGTGCTATTTTTGTGCTTGATTGCTTAAAAAATAATTCATGCTTTAACTATTATTATATATCTGCACCATCACTTCTATGGCAGAATGAAAGAATCATCAAGATAATTAAAGATGATATATCAGAATCAAAGCACACTAAAAGTATATGCTTGCTTAACGGAAATCTTAGCCTTGATTACTCCGCATCTTTATATCCTGAAGCCATCAAAGCGGAATCTGTTTTGAGAAATATTTTGACAGAAAAATACAGTAATTTTTCTATTGTACAATTTCCAGAGCTCAATCATCAGGAGACTTTCTCTGCTGCACTCTGGAATAGCATTATTCATTTCAGCATATAACAGAAAATATGTAATCACTTTATCAATCTAGCTAACATAACTGATATCAATCCTAATGGGTCTTTGAACATATTAAAAGATAACTTCTCATTTGTACATTGTTGTGTTCTTAGACCCATTTCAAAAATACTATTTTTTAGATACTAATAATTACATCCATTTAGCTATCTTCTAAATACTCCTCTCAGTTTCTTCATTGGAGCTGATTCAACTCCGGCAATGCATACTAGGATCATTTTATAAGCATACAAACAACATCCAGACTGTGAATTATTGCTATTCATTTTCTATGTATCTGCTCTTTTCCCATCCACTGAAACACCAGAATCCAAAGGTTTCATGTTATTTTCACTATTCCATCATTACTCCTGTGTAAAATATCAAAACTCGCTGCATCACTTCACTGTTACGGCACTCACTACAAATTATGTTCAATTGCCTGTCATAGCGGCGTATTTCTCCGTCTGGTAATGACCAGATAAGGTCAGGATCAACCACAACCGGTTTCTTCAGTTTTGCCCTCGATAGTTTTTTGCGGGCGTTTTGCCAGTCCTTACGAGCCTGTTCAGATGGGAATAACCCGTAACCAGAGTTGTATACATCGCCACTGGCAACCAGCTCTCTGGCAAGAACGCTCATCAGATATCTTGTCGCACCTGTCTTGGCTTCCAGTTGCCGTAACGTCTCGCGCCCACTCCGGCGTACTAGCTCAACAACCTGCCCTTTAATTTTTTCCCGCTCTTCCTGTGTAAATACTTTTGCCATAAGCGCCTCCGGCAATCACTTTTCCGATACAACACGGCGGGAAGAATCAGTAATCTGTCGAACAATATCCCGGTGCTTGTTCAGCTCCCGCAGCGCGGCGCAGACTCGCTCCCACTTCTGAACATCACTTTTCGCCCTGCGCAGCGCCAGGTTTGCCCTGCGCAGGGACGGAAAAATCAGCTCATCTGCTTGCGTTTCGGTAAACGATGGCAACGGCTGCACAATGTCCGCCACAGTTTCTGTTTTAATTTCTTCCTGTGTTGCGGCTTCCCGGACTGGTAACGCAGCACCTGCTGGCTGAGGAAAGGCCTTACCATCATTTTTCGTTACCGGCGCGGCTTTCGGATCTGCTGGTAAATTACCCCCCGACATGCAGTAACGAAATTTACCGTTCTGATTAACGCGTGCCAGCCGCCCCGTTGCGGTTACCACCGCCAGCGTGGAAGCAACCTTGCGAGTACTGACACCGAACTTACCCGCCAGTTCCTCACACGTTTTAGCACCATCCTGACCGATAAACTCAACCATCATGTCTGCGGTAACTTTTGGAGCGACCTCTTCGGTTACCACATCCGGCGCTTCAGGTTGTAGTGCCTGCCCTTCGGTTACCCCGGCTTCACCTTCGACAGCCAGAAACCAGGTGTGACCCGTTTTATCAACAACGCCATTTTTTTGAGTTCCCACAGTTCGTTAAGAACTTCTTCACGGCTGATATCAAGCCGCGCCGCCAGTTCAACAGAATTGGCTTTTCCCATCGCTTTCAGTGCATGCAATACAGTTTCCATCGAAAATTTACCTCGTCAAAAATTCTCACATACCCTGACGTCCAACGTTTGACCGCCAGCTCTCCCAGTTAAAATTCACCCAACGACCACCATTCATGGTCATACGGTCCATCACCCGATCTCCGAGGAGTGTGCTCATCGCTGCGTGATTCAGGTTCGTCAGCATTCCGACACTACGCATCGAAGCCGTTCTGCGGTCGACTATCTGGTTCAGCGTGACCTGCTCGTTGCGCGTATCCCGCTGCATGCCAATTTCATCAAGGACCAGAAGGTCAACTCCACAAAGCTCCTGTAAAAATTTTTCCCCGGACTGGCCGTTGTCGTAGCCGTCATGCAACACGCTCATGACATCGGACACGGTGACGATAATCACGCTTCTCCCCTTCGCCATCAGCCGATTGCCAATCGCTGCTGCCAGGTGATTTTTACCGGTACCAGGTTTACCGCTGAACACGAAGTTTGTACATCCGGTCATCAATTCATCGGCAATGGATTTCGCCTGGCTCAGAGCATGGCGCTGACCGTCGTTCTGCACCCGGTAGTTCCCGAATGAGCACTTCCTGTGAAGCGGCTGGATGCCCGCACGGTTCAGGATTTTTTCAACCCGCACCTGATGATTCAGGCGGTTAATCTCCTCGCTGCGTTTTCGTCCTTCAGCAAGTTGCCATTCCCGCCACTCCTCCACCGTCCGGTACGGTGGAACCGCCCCCTGTGGTGCAAGTCTGCGAATACGTTCAAGAACCCCAACTGCCGCAATGTTTTTCATGACACGTCACCCCCTGAATCCCGGCGGTATTTCAGTGTCCGGTTCAGAAATGTGATTCACGCAACGCTGCGCGGGCGAACGCCCCAGGCGGATAACCAGTTCATCCCATTTTTCCCGGAGTTTTGCCGGACTCATGATGTTTTTTACCCAGAACGAATCCCGCTGGAGACGCCCAAACATTTCACAAATTTGTCTGTGAGTTCTGCCATCCAGCATCCGCATTGTCCGCACGTCATTGGCCCATGCAGTCCAGTTGGGTTCTTTCGGTCTCGTGATCTCGCCATCATCGCTGGCCGCCTGCTCGTAAAGACTCACGATTCGTCCCCAGATCCACTGTGCGCACACCAAATCTTCCTGACTTCCCCACTGGCGTTTTTTCGCACTGAACACAACCGCGTCAGGGTGTCGGGTTAAAAAATTCTGTTCAGCCGTCTGCGGGTCCGGTTGCGAAGCGTCCGGACAAGAAGATCTTTTATCTGACGGATCAGGTTTTAATACTGACGGATCGGGGTCAATCATCGCCCCCCTAATCGGCAGTTTGTTATCAACAGTTGATCCATCAAAATTTGACGGGTCAACCGTTGAGGGGGCAATATTTGACGGGTCAACTGTTAACGGGTCATTTTTTGCCGGGCTAATTTTTCTTTTCGGTTTATATGACTCACGCGCCGCCGCAGCAGCTGCTTCGAGTTTTTCCACATTAAGCCGATAGATATTGCTTACATTACGCCCACCGACCTTACGCTCTTCCTTCGTCAGCCAGCCCTCTTTCGCCAGTTCTGCAATAGCCGATTTCACTGTGGATTCACTTCTTGCACCGATCTGACGCCGGATAGTTTCAATGGCAGGCCATGACACGCCCTCGTCATTGCTGTAGTCTGCAAGACGGGCCATAACCGCCACCCTGGATAAGATCATGCCGGTGAAGGCGCACCCTTCCCAGACAAGACCATGAAGCTTGCTGCTCATAAAACCCCCGAACACCGTGCTTTTAGTGCATCACCACAGCATTCCCTGCCGGGCCGCCGCGATTCATCTGGTCATACAAAACAACCGCTGACGCAACAAAATCATCGACATCCTTCACCAGCCGATCCCTCCGTTCGACGATCTCACGGTAATATTCAGAGCTGTGACTGCGCATACGGGCCACCAGCAGAGGCGGCATTGCCTTTTCGATCGCCGGTAACAGAGCCTGCATTTTTTCAACTGCATCAGGGGTGTCTTTCTCTATCCAGCGGAAAATTTTCTGGGTATTGCGAGCCAGGGCTTCCGGATGGCTGTCGTCGTACAGTTCAGGAAACGTCATACCCAACTCAAAATAAGCCTGGGTTATTCCAGCTGCCGGAACTTTTTCGCCATCAGGACGCGCCCAGGCATTCATCGCCATGCGGATGTGTTCATGCTTGATTTTCATGAATCCCCCCTTGGTTAGAAGGCGGATTATGATCAGAATCGGGAATGACAACCGTCGGTATGTGTAACTCATATTTGAGCGCCCCGGCAGTGACTGCCTGAATTAGCAACGCCCATTTCCACGGAACGTCTTCCCCCCACATGCTGACTGTGGTTTTTGACGTTCCTAGAGCGGCGGCTGTTTTAACAACTCCGCCAAAATAGCCTAATACTTCTGATTTTTTCATGAGTCGCTCCATAAAACTGAACGCCAAAAGTTTAATAATCAAAACCAAAGAAAGTCAAGAAACAAAACCATCTGTGTTTTAAAATCAAAACATGAACAAGCAAACAATATCTGAACGCATAACCCAACGTATGCATGCGCTAAACTTGAAAGGCAAAGACCTTGTCAATGCCACTGGCGCATCAAAAGGCTCCGTAAGTCAATGGATGAACGGTGGAGGAGCGCCGTCCTCGCGTTACATAAGTTCACTGGCAAAGATATTGAAAGTAAACGAAAATTGGCTTCTTAATGGAGGAGAGTTAAATACAGGTGATTCGCTTGATCTATCTTTACCGCCGATAAAAACGGTTCCGCTACTATCACTTCAGCAGGCAGCAAGCTGGAGTGATTATATGAAAAATTCCTCAATAACCTCTTGTGTGCAGCTTGTCGGAGAAATCCCGGCCAATACCTTTGCTGTTGTTCTAGAGAGTGACAGTATGTCGACATCTGGTGGTGGAGTTTCCATCCCAAATGGTTCAACAGTTTTTGTTGATCCCGATCGAATCGTACAACCAGGAAATATTGTCCTTGCCTTACCCAAAGGGACCACAACGCCTGTCATTCGCAAACTGGAGATAGAAGGGCCGGATATTCTTTTAGTCCCCACGAATCCTCGCTACCCTTCAATTATGCTGGATGATCTATCTTGCATATTGGGAGTATGCTTTAAAATTCAACAAGATATTTAACCAACCTCATCTATTTGATTAACTGTATGCCATCGTAGTGATGGCGTAACAGCTGCCTGCTTAAAATGTTTTGATAAAAAAACATTGACCTTAAATGTTCGTTTTTCTAAACTTCATTCATTCCCTCACCCCGCCCCACAGAATGCAGGGCAATACTTCGAGTTACCAGGCAGTGGTCAGGGGTTAAGTAGCCAGCCCGAGGCGTATGAACATGACGGCAGGGTTCAACTTTAATAACTATGCAGCAGGTTTTTGTTCCGCTACCCGGCGTTAAGGGGAAATGAGG